AGTCACCACTCGCGACTGATGCTAAGGGTTTTGATATGGGTGTGCGTGATTCTCAGTTGAATGCTGATTGTACCAGGAGACAGATCTTAACTGGTTTGCCTTCTGATTCCATGGTTTGCCGTGCCATGCGTAAGCGTGTGCATTGCCTTGCTCGATCGAGATTGGTGTTTCCGGATGGTAACACCTTTGATCAGATGCAGCCTGGGATTCAGAAATCCGGCAGTTACAACACTGCCGCGACAAATTCCTGGATTCGGTATGCGGTTTGCGCTGAGATTAACAACTGTGAGCCGGTGGGTGTGGAACTCGCCATGACAATGGGCGATGATTGTGTTGAGAGTTGCCTTTATGGCGCTGAAAGAGCTCTGCTTACTAGCTATGCGGAGTTCGGCTGGGAAATCGTAAGAGGGGACGAGATTGAATTTTGTTCCACCAGCTTTGAAACCGACACTAAGTGGTATCCGCAGTCTTGGGCAAAGACTGTCTACAGCTATCTCCACTCGAGTTTTCCGAGTGAAGAGCTTCTCTTGCAGGCTCACGCTAGCTTGAGATTTACGCTGAGACATCACCCCAAGCGCGTTGAGATCCTCTCCGCACTCGGTCTGGAGGATGGGGGCCAGACAAAATTCAATACCCCCCGGGATGGCAAAGGGAAAACTCAAGGCGATTGTTATGGCTGGCCGCAGGGTCAAGGCCAACAATAGGCCTATTGTCGTTGTCAACCCAAAGGCCCCTGCACGCCGACGTGCTCGAGGACCTAGAAACAATAATTCGTCGGCGCCCATGGCGGAGGCTATGAAATGGAAGACTCTCCTCGTCGATCCTTGTGGATCTGATTTGGCTCATCCTTGTTATAGTGGCACTGACGCTGGTTATCTTATCCGTACTGTTGATTCAGTCGGTATCAGCGTTGGTGGAACATATACCAGCGGTTTAACTTACGGACTTGATGCAGTTATTGAATGGACTCCCTGGAACGTGTCCACCACTTCTGGCATTGTTATAGGCTCAGGTGCTCCTGGAGCAGCCCTTGGCCTCGCCAACACAGGTGTTGTCAACTTCATCACTAATAGTGGTGCCGTTAGAGGTTATCGACCTGTCGCGAGTTGCATTAAGTGGTTGCCTACTGGTGCCATTGCCACTCGCGCCGGTGAAATTGGTCTTGGATATAGTCCAGGAACCATTGTCTCCACAGCAAGTACGCCCACCGCCTTGGCTTGTCTTTCTCTCGCGCAATATAAGACCACGAATGGTCAGGGTATGCATGAGGTCAATTGGCTCCCTACTGCCTTTGATGAGTTGTTTACGACTCCGGCTACCGCTTCCCAACAGGGTTGTGGTACCGTGTTCATTGTGCTGAAGGGAGTTGATGCCGTAGCTGGCTCCGCCACTGTTGCGACGATGAGCGGTTACGTTGAGATCACAACGGTTTGGGAGTGGACGCCCACTATCTCGAACAACGTTACCATTGACCCTCGTACGCCCTCTCCTTTTACTTCTCAGCAGGTTTTGTCTTCTTTTGGAGACATTCGAAATGCTATGTTTGGACATGCCGCTACTGCGGCCGCCGGTTATTTGCCATCAATTTCCAGTAAGTTGGGTGGCATGGCCGGTGCTGCCGCCAGCATGGCTATCGATTATGCCTCAAGGAGCTTCATGGGGGTTTCCAACCCTCCTGGTCGAATGCGCGGGAGAGG